CGCAATATTGTCAACGAGGGGCAGTTCTGGGTTAAGGTAGGAAACAAAATTCAGGTAAAATACACCGAACTAAACTGGTATTTTAAGGAGCTTGGGTACCGGACGTATAACGGTGAATTGGTACAAGTTATCAACAACATAGTCAGCATCAGAGAGCCGAAGGATATAGTCAGGCAGTTCTTGAATGAACTGGAGGCTGAAATGCGCGATTACTTCCATGAGCGGGTCGGCACCATCTTCTCCGAGAACGGTGGCTTCATGGCCATGATGGAGGAGCTTGATGACAATTTCATTCAGGATACAGCTGACTGCACATGGCTATTTTTCCGCAATCGCGCAGTCAAGGTATGGGCTGATCGGATTGAATACGTGCTTTACAAAGAGATGGATGGCTACATCTGGGAGGACAGCATCATTGACCGAGACTACCAGCACGCAGAGCACAAGGATTGTGATGCGGCAAAGTTCATCAGCATTCTTGGCGGTGAAAATGTGCATAAGCTTGAGGCTATCATAGGTTACGTGCTGAACCGTCACAAGGATGACCTGATAACAAAGGCGGTCATCCTTATGGAGGACATTGATCCGGAGGATGAAGGGGAGAGCCAAGGGCGGTCAGGTAAGGGCCTTGTATTTAAGATGATTGAGAAGTTTCGCAAGGCATGCCGGATGGATGGCAAGTCATTCAATTTTCACGACTCGTTCCTATGGCAGAACATTGAGTTCGACACTGACATCATTTTCATTGATGATGTGGAGAAAAGTTTCCATTTCACGAAACTTTACTCCGTAATCACGGAGTCGCTTCAGGTTAACAAGAAGAACCAGAAGCAAGTCATCATCCCATACGAGAAGTCTCCCAAGATATTTATCACATCAAACTTTGCGGTCGGCAATTCTGATGAGTCAACCATAGATCGAAAGTTTGAGTTTCCGGTCGTAAAGCACTTCAATGCCAGGCATAAACCGATTGACGAGTTCGGTCGTGCGTTCTTTAGTGGATGGGACGCGCATGAATGGGCCAAATTTGACAACTTCATGATTTATTGTGCAAAGACATGGCTGGCATCAGATAGGCGAAATTTGAGCCATTTAACGGCCAATAGCGCGAATCGTACTTTGATAAAGGAAACGCATCCGGATTTTGTCAATTACATGGATGATCAGCTTGCCATGAACTTCTTCGATTTTGCTCCTGACTGCCTCAAGACGGCACGGGTTACAACCAAGGAAGGCAAACTTGTGACCAATGCGGTCAACCTGACGCAGTTCTACATGAACGAAAAAAACACCGATTTCTACCTCACAATGAAGAAGGAGGACATGATCGAAAAGCTTAAAAGCATCCCAAAATTGACCACCACCAAGCTCACGCAATGGCTAAAAATATGGTGCCGTGAACGTGATGTCAAGGCAGATTTGTCATACAAAAAGAGTTATACTACGAGCAGATTTTACCGAGTTATATCATGGACGCCAGTGGGAATTGATGCTCAAGAGAGTGGGAATGATTCAGGTAATGGGAATAATGTACCTTTCTAAATTCCTGCTTTCAAATCGTTTCCCACTGAATAAAATACTTTTCCTACACCTTTACCCATCTGCAAATCATTGAAAAATAATACTTTACCCAATTTCCCACTCTTTTCTTATTAATAAGTAAAAAAGAAAAAATAAATATAAAAAAGAAGAAAAAAAGAGTATATAGAGAAGATAATAAGAAAACGAAATTGGAAAAACGGGAAAATGAGAAAAAAGATACCACATGGAAAAAAATCATCTTGTCGTACTTGACGTCACAAAGGATGGGGTCAAGGCACACGGCCCGCTGAATGAGTTGCAAGCCGTCACCGTAATCACCCGCATGATGGAAGACTAGCCGATGCGGGTGGCACATGAAGTGCCGAGGGTATGGGTAGCCAACCTTGAGACCGGAGAAATCAAAAAACCAATTTTAAAAATCGCGTTATGAGCAACCACACACAGAAAAGCGTTCAGCAGGTCATTGATGCCATCTGCCAGGCATTCGGGGTAAGTGAAGAGCAACTCTCCAGCAGGGCAAGGGTCAGAGAGATAGTCAGCGCACGGCACATGTTCTACAAAGTCGGAAGGGATATGCTTGGCATGACCTACAAGACCCTGGGAAGTACCCTCACGATGGGGCGCAAAGGGTACGACCATTCTACGGTAATGCATGCCATAGATGCCATCAACGACCTGATGAGCATCAAGGATGAGATCGTCACTGCGAAGTACAACGAGGTCATGAGTATCATTCGACAGAAGTCAGACAAGGTCACCACCGTGCATATCAAGGTTTGGCCGGATCAGGCTACCTTGCTTTTCCGGTTCCTTCAGCGGGAAGAGATACCGTTCACGGTGCTGGATTCCGTAAATTTGCAGGAGACAAAAAACGAAACAAATGGCACTGAATAAGCAGGAGATGATTGATAAGGCTCTTGCGATTATCCCGCAAGAGGAATGCGTCACACTGGAAGAGGTGTGGCTATTTCTTGGCATCACACGCACCACGGCATTCAACTACGAGCTTAACAAGGTTGACGAGATAAAAGAGGCGGTACAGAATGAGAAAATAAAGGTAAAGAAGAAACTGCGACGGAGATGGCGTGACTCCGACAATGCCACGCTCCAGATAGCCGAGTTCAAGCTCTGCTCCGATGACGATGAACTTGCGCGGCTGAACACCCAGAAGGTGAATGCTGACATCGCCGTCACCGGAAAGAGCAGGGTGATCATGGAAATGCCTGACGATGCAGATGCAACCTCCTGACATTCGAGTGAAGTTGACCCGGCCGGCCGCCATCACGGTGAAGGCATTGGCCGGCGACAAGCGTTACATCTGCCATGAGGGTGGGTCAAGGTCAGGCAAGACCTTCGGCATCATCCAGGCACTGATCTTCTGGGCCACGAACAATGACCGCAAGAAGATCAGCGTGGTGAGTCACAGCTTACCCCACCTCAAGCGTGGTGCGATGCGGGACTTTTTCGACATCCTTGAATCTTGGGGGTGGTACGATGAAGAGCAGCACAACAAGACCGATGCAATCTACACGTTTGAAAACGGCACATACATCGAGTTCTTTGGGCTTGAGGATCATGACCGTGCCAAAGGCCCTGGCCGTGATATCCTCTTCTGCAATGAGGCTAACCTTCTCTCCAAGGCTCTCTTTGATCAACTCGACATGCGGACAAGGTTCAAGGTTATCACCGACCTGAACCCCTCCGACTTCGACATCTGGTGCTATCATCTTGCTGACTCTGATGAGGCGGTAAAGGTGCATAGCACCTACCGCGACAACACTCATCTTCCGGAGCCACAGCGCAGGGTAATCGAGGGCTATCAACATGCCGACCCGATGATGTGGAAAGTGTTCGGCTTGGGGGAGAGGGGCGCGAGTCAGGAGCAGATATACACACACTGGAAACTTGTGGAAAATGTGCCGCAAGGGGAGGTCTTTTACGGGCTTGACTTCGGCTTCCGCAACCCTACTGCAATGGTGCGCGTTACGCTCGCTGATGAGGCTCTATACGTGCATGAAGTGTACTACGAGTCAGGCATCACGACCGGAGAGCTGACGAGCATCATACCCGACAAGGTCATGGATCCGTATGCAGAGATTTACTGCGATGCTGCCGAGCCAAAGACCATCGAGGAACTTTACCGGCAGGGGCTGAACGTAAAGCCTGCCGACAAGGATGTCTATGCAGGAATCATGAAGGTGAAAAGTTTACCTTTGTTCGTGACCTCAAGCAGCAAGAACCTTATCCACGAACTGAAGAAGTACAAGTGGAAAACGGACATGAACGGAAAGGTAATCGACAAAGAACCCGTGAAGATGGATGATCACCTTGTCGATGCGATGAGGTACGCAGTGTTCACGAAACTAAAACAGCCCAGGCTCACCTGGGGAGTGATATGAGCATAATCGACAGACTATTCAGGAAGAAGGGATTGAACCCGGCAGCGATGCAATACGCATTTATGCCTATGAACCAAGGGCAAATCCTTCAGCAATTCGATGCCCAGCGATACACTGACGCATACCAAGAGAACGCTGATGTGTATGCCATTGTGAGCTTCCTTGCCCGCAAGGCGGCAAGCATTCCGTGGTATGTGTACGAAAAGAAGAGCGGCGCAAAGGCACGCGTCAGCCTTGAAAGATACAAGCAGCTCACCAAAGGCCTCGGCAATCCTGGTGCGCTTGACCGCGCCATTCAGGAGCGCAAGGCTGCCTACGATGAGAACATGATCGTGGAAGATTCGCCGGTCGCAAATCTGCTGAAGAACCCGAATGGCTACCAAGGCCAAGATCAGTTCTTTGAGCAGCTGTTCGGCATGCGTTTCCTGACCGGCGAGGGGTTCATCTGGGGCAATGATGGCAACATTGATGAGGGCGAGTTCACCGAACTGCTGGTCATGCCAAGCCAGTTCATGGACTTGATTGCTGATCCCAATGACCTCTTCGGTGTGCTTGGGTGGCTACTGACTTCCGGAAATGGCAACATTTCACTGCAGAAGTCGGATATCCTTCAATGGAAGTCATGGAACCCGAAATTCGACTCCGTCACACGTCCCCACCTTCGTGGTGTGTCTCCCATACAAGCAGCATGGAACAACTACCTAATGGGAGTCGAGAGCCAGAAGGCTGCTGCCAAGCTCATGGCCAATGGCGGTGCCAAGGGGGCACTGGTGCCAAAAGCCATCGGCAACCAGATCCCGCTTGTTGATGAGAAGACCGCCGCCAACATGCAGCGGGCATTGGCTGACCGGGTCAACAACAATGACCGTTACGGTCAGGTGGCGATGCTCCAAACACCTTGGGAGTTCCTGAACTTCGGACTGACATCCTCCGAGATGGCTCTGATCGACACGATGAAGTTCAGCCTTGAGCAGTGGTGCCGGGTGTTCTCAATGCCGGTGGTGCTGTTCAGTGCCGACAACATGGCTGACAACAACTATCAAAATGCGCTCCGCGACCTCGTAACGAACACCATCGTGCCGATGTGCGCACAGCTCCGTGATGAGCTGAACAAATGGCTTGTGCCGAGGATGGGTGACCGCAACGTGTTCGTGGACTTTGACATCATGGCACTGCCTGAACTGCAAAGGGACATGGAGAAGATGGTGAACGGCCTGCGGTCTGCTGATTGGTTGACCTACGATGAGAAGCGCGTGGCGATGAACTATGAGCCGAAGGGCGGGGCATACGATGCCGCTTACATCGCGCAGGGCATGATACCCATTGACCAGGCTGCAATGGATTTGAGTGCAGGAGAGCAGCAGCTCGGACAGATATGACGGCAGACCAACTGCATATCATTCACTCGCTTGTGATGGCACGCTTCCCCAAGCTACCTACAGAGCGAGGTTGCATCACCGAGAAGCGCATGAGAGACGCAGCGAGAGAGGCATACCGGACAAGATTGATCAATGACATCACGGCAAAGAAGATCCTACTGGAGGAGATGGCACCAACTGCTAAAGAAGCATGAGGATGCCAATGTTCCGCGTGTGCAGCGTGCTTTGACCAAGCAAGCCGAGCAGTTCATTGCCGAAGCAGAGCGCATCGGATTTGACCGTGCCTTTCAGCAATTCACACTACTGAACGAAGATTTGCTGAATGTCATCAGCAAACTCCACAAATCCGTGGCAATGGAGTTCGGCCGGATCACCAATCAGCAACTAAAACGTGGACAGAAAGTGTCATTCTTCAACGCCAATTTTCTGCTGACCATCACCGAACTACTGACCAAGCAGGCACTCGACTTGCTTACGCTGATCGAGACCACCACAAAGGAGCGAATCCTGAACATCCTGGTGCAGAGCACGCAGGAGCGGTGGGGCTTCGCAGAGATAGCACGGCGCATCACTCCGGAGGTAGCATCAGAGGCTCGCGCACTAACCATCACCCGGACAGAAAGCAATCGAGCGGCGAACCTTGCTGCCATTGAAGCAGCGAGGCTGCAAGATTACGAGGTGACGAAGGAATGGATCAGTACAATCGACTTCCGTACAAGACGCTTTAAAGAGAAAGATCAGTACGACCACGCAAAGCTTGACGGGGATGTGAAAGAGCTTGGTGAGAAGTTCACACAAATGGGTAGGACAAACAATCTAATGGCATCAGCTGACTACCCACTTGATCCAGCAGCTCCTGCCGCTTTTACAATAAATTGCAGATGCGTTCTGGGCTTTGAAAATAAGCGGGATGCACAAGGACGATTAATACCCAAAAGACGATAACATGCCAGTAGAGCAATGTAGCAACGGGAAATGGCGCATCGGTGATGGTGAGTGCGTATATGAAACAAGACGATCAGCCACAAGAGCATATCAAGCATACCTTGCCATCGAAGGTCAGAGTGCATCAGATCACGAAAGCGAAGGTGAGCATACGATGAAGGCTGATGCAAACAAGATAAGTTTTGACTTCGATGATACGCTTGATCAGCCAAACATCCAGGCTATTGCTAAGCGGTTAAAAGAGGAAGGCAAGACAGTGTATGT